TGATGCAACTACTTATCCCATTGCGTACACATTCCCAATCAAGAGAATGTCAATCACAAGACAGAGAGTATTAGGAACTTAATGCCAATATACAGCAAACATAAAGACCACATGAAGCACGCGCCGCAATGGGAACGCGCCAGAGATGCGTCTAGCGGTCAAGATGCGGTACACGCTAAAGGTGACGCTTATTTACCTAAGTTAGCAGACCAAACTAATAATGATTACGATGCTTACAAACAGCGCGCATCTTACTTTAACGCGACAGGTAGAACTGTTGACGGCTTGGTGGGCATGGTATTCCGCAAAGATATTCAAATTGAACAAAGCGGCATAGATGGGTTAATTAAGGATGTGGATTTAAGTGGCAATAGTTTAGACTCATTAGCACAAACAGTATTGCGCGAGGTAATCACTGTTTCTCGATATGGCTTATTAGTCGAATATCCACAAGTAACAGAAGCGCCCAAAACAAAAGCGGATCAATTAAAAAGTAATCTAAGGCCGTATGTCAGCAAATATCCAACTGAATCAATAATTAATTGGAAGGTTGAGCGTGTTAATAACGCCATGCAGTTCACATTGATTGTATTGGCTGAGAAGGTTTCGGCTAAAGATGATGAGTATGAGCCTAAAATGATAGACCAGATACGTGAGTTAAGACTAGACGGCGGTGTTTATCTCCAGCGCATTTGGCAGAAGCCAGAAAAGAAAAGCAAATATGAGCAAATAGGCTCTGACATTATCCCTTTTATAAAAAATAAGCCATTAAGCTTTATTCCGTTTTATCCGTTTGGGAGTGATGAAAATAGTTTAACGATTACCGAATCCCCTATTTTGTCATTGGCTGATTTAAATTTAGCGCATTATCGCGTGAATGCTGATTATGAACATGGTTGCCATTTTACAGGATTGCCAATGCTGTTTTTTAAAGGGATTGACGATGCTGACGACAAAGGGAATAAGCAAAACATACACTTAGGCTCGCAAACGGCTGTAGTCGCACCGAACCCAGAAGCTGATGGTAAGTTTATTGAATTTACCGGGCTAGGACTTGGGGCGTTAGAGAAAAATCTAGAATCAAAAGAAAAGCAAATGGCTGCTATTGGCGCTCGTATGCTTGAGCAACAAAAGAATGGTGTAGAGGCTGCTGAAACTAAAAAGATAACATCAAATGGTGAAAGCTCAGTATTAGCTGCCATTTCTAAACTAACCAGCGCACAGTTAAGTAAGATGCTTACATTTATGGCTGAATGGGCTGGTTCAAATGGTGAGGTTATTGTTAACCTCAATACCGATTACATGCCAGCAGAAATGTCAGCACAAGAGCTAACAGCTTGGGTTGCTGCTAGACAATCTGGCTCAATTAGTCAGCAAACATTCTTTAATGCTTTAAAACGTGGAGAGGCTTATGAAAGCGGCACTACTTTTGAAGAAGAGCAAGAGCTTATATCTCAAGAAGAGCCTGATTTAGCGGTTGAATAATGGCTGTAAACGATGAAATATTAGATGCGACAATTAAGCACCAACTAGAACTGCAATATTACTCTAATGGCGTAGTAAATCGCATGTTAAGGCTATTAGCTAAAACTGATGCGGATTTATTTGCGCAGCTACAAAAGGCTATTGATAGACTGCCACCTGAAAGCTTCACAGTTAGGCGGCTAGACAAGCTATTAGCGTCCGTACGTGATTTAAATGCAGAAGCCTATGCAAAGGTATCAGGTGAGTTAAATAGCGAGTTAGAAGCGCTTGCCTACTACGAGATAACACACCAAAAGCAATTATTCGATAATACGCTACCAGTGCAGGTTAGAGTGGCAAGCGTTAGTGTTGAACAAGTATATTCGGCTGCTTTATCAAGGCCATTTCAAGGTAAGCTGTTAAATGAATGGATGCAAGGGCTTGAAGTAGATCGCGCGGTAAGAATTAGAGATGCAGTTCGGATTGGTTATGTTGAGAATCAAACCGTAAGCCAAATGGTGCAACGTATCAGAGGCACGAGGGCTTTAAAATACAAAGACGGCATACTTAACATAACTAGACGTAATGCTGAGGGTATTGTAAGAACAGCAATAGGGCATACAGCACAATTCACACGTAACCGCTTCTTTGAGGCTAATGATAGTGTGATTAAGTCGCTTATGTGGTCATCTGCATTAGACGGTAAAACAAGTCAAATATGCCGTGCTAGGGATGGCAAGCAATATACACTAGAAACACATAAACCAATTGGACACTCATTGCGTTATTTAGGTGGTGCTGGGGCAGCACATTTTGATTGTCGTAGCGCGATGGTAGCTGTAACTAAGTCATGGAAAGAGCTTGGCATCGATATTGACGAATCGCCAGCAGGCACAAGATCTAGTATGGATGGTCAAGTTCCAGCAGATACAACCTACGAGCAATGGTTAAAGAAAAAGCCAGCTAAGTTTCAAGATGAAGTGCTAGGCGTGACTAAGGGTAAAGCGTTTCGTAAAGGCTTGAGTTTAGATAGGTTCGAGAATAACAAAGGTCGTGAGTTTACGATTGATGAATTAAAAGCGCGTGATAGTGAGTATTTTGATAAGTAGTTTATAATGCAATTATGAAATGTTTAATATGTGGAAAAAATTATATAAATCTTGGTGTGCATATACGGCGTAAACACAAGGTTCAATTGAATGACTATAGACAGGAGTTCCATTTATTGAAAACAACGCCTCTAGTTGATGAGTCTTTGTCTTTACATATTAGCAATCAGGCAAAAATTAGATTATTAGATGACGATTATAAAAAAGAGTTGGTAGTTAGATGTAAAGAAAATGCTAAAAAAAATATAGGTAGGCAATCCTATGAACTTTCGTCATTAGCAAAAGAAAACCTATCAAAAAGAAATAAAGAAAATAATTTGGAAAGACTAAAAAAATTATCACCTAAAGTTAAAAAAATACTAGAAGAAGATAAAACACTATTGGCCGTAAGAGTGAAAATGGGAATGGGTAGGGATGCTGTATTAAAGATAGTCAATCTTGGTCTTGCTGATTATGATAAAGAAATTGCTTTGCAAATAGGAATTAAAAAAAGAGTTAAATCTAGACTTAATAACAAACTTTTTAAACAAGATTTATAATATAGTTTTACGTGAGGGCAAATTATGAAATATCTATCAATAATAATCGCTTTAATGCTCGTTGGTTGTTCTACTTATGACTACGATGCACACAATAGAGATAAGGTTGAGCGACTAGCTAATGAGGCTAGGCAGCGCGATAATAATCCTACAAAGTACGCTTATAATCAAGCATCAATACACGGCTGTAACTCTGCTAAAGCAGACGGTGGCATATTAGGTTATCGTAATGAAAAGAACGTAGATAGCTATGTTAAAGATGAGTATTACCGTACTGGCTATGATGATGGGTACAAGAAATGCAAGGCTGAAAGCGACAGAATAGACGATGCATTCCAGTCTAGCGCACCCTATAGGTGGTAAATGAAACTAGTCGTATCAAACGATAAACCAGTTAAGCCTAATAAAATAATATACTGCCCTGAATGTCAAGGTAGTACGTGGATATATGTCAACATCGGCAGAGCTGAACCTGTTAGACCAGTACGCAAACGATGTTGTATTAAATGTCTTGCTAAAGGAATAGAAACGATTTACTAGACCAGCTTAACGGCTGGTTTTTTTACATCTAAAGTTTACGAAGCTCAATCTCTGAGAGGTTGGGCTTTTTTATTGCCCAGAGGGCGCAAATATCCAGAGGATAAACAAAATGAGTGACATTGATTTAAACGCACCAGAGGTGCAAAAAGCCATCAAAGATGCAGTATCAGCAGCAGTTGAATCGGCAACAGAGCCATTAGCCAATAAGAATAAAGAGCTATTAGGTGAATTAAAGATTGCACGTAAAAACTCAGAAATTACGCCAGAGGCGTTAGAGACTGTAGAAGTTGAGCGCGATCAATACAAAGCAGAATTAGACAAGGCAAATAAAACCTTGAAAGACAATGCAAAAGTGGTTGAGGACGCGACAAAAGCACTTGAAGGTGAGCAAGGGTTTACTAAAAGCTTGTTAATTGACAATGGCTTAAATGATGAGCTTGTAAAGGTTGGTGTGGATAACCCTGCACACTTGAAAGCAGTTAAATCAATGCTTAAAAGCTTAGTGACAATCGAGGCTGACGGCGATAAAAGAATCGCTAAAGTTGGCGAAAAGACACTAAACGAACATGTAACAGAATGGGCTGCAACTGACGAGGGCAAAAACTTTGTATCAGCATCACATAACAGTGGCGGGGGTTCGGAGGGTGGCGGCGGTGATAGCGGTAAAACTAATTTAACCTCAACGCAGAAAATTGCGGCAGGGTTAAAAAAACTATAAAGGAATAAATCATGGCAACACAAACACTTGCACAAGCAGCAAAACTTATTAATAACGAGATTGTTCAAGGAGTAGCTGAGGACATCATCACAACTAACCCAGTGTGGAATGTAATTCCATGGACTGGTTACGAGGGACAGGCTTTGCTTGTTAATCGTGAAAACGCACTAGGCGATGCACAGCATCTAGCAGTAGGTGGCACTATTACGGCTAAAGCCGCAGCAACATTTACACAAGTTCCATTCAGTGCAACAACAACCATCGGCGATGCTGAAATGAACGGCTTAGTACAAGCTCAATCTAGTGCTGCTGGGGTAGATCAGTTGGCAGTTGAAATTTCATCTAAAGCAAAATCAGTCGGTCGTTTACTTCAAACTGGTATCGCTACTGGTACTGGCTCAGCACCTGCTATGAACTCATTACATAGCTTAGTTGACGCTGCTCAGTTTGCTGGTGGCACATCAGCAGGAGGTCGCGCATTATCATTTGCATTACTTGATGGCTTGCTTAACTTGGTAAAAGCAAAAGATGGTGAAGTCGATTGGATTATGATGCCTTCACGTACGCTTCAATCTTATAAATCGTTAGTTCGTGCATTGGGCGGCATTAATGAAACAATGACGTTTACAATGCCAAACGGCACTACCCGCAATGTATCAGTTTATGAAGGCATTCCTATTTTCCAAAACGATTACTTATCAGTAGTTGAAACAGCCAATGGAGCTGCTATAACAGGCGGCGCATTAACTTCCGTTTGGGCTGGTGTATGGGATGATGGCACTCAAAAAGTAGGTGTTTCAATGATACATCCTATGGGCGTGCCTGCTGGCATTCAGGTTGAGCAGGTTGGCGTTGCAGAAACGAAAGATGAAAGTATTGTACGTGTTAAATCGTACTCTAACTTTGCATCATTTAACCGTAAAGGCATCGCGCGTTTAGCTTCAATCAATAACTAATAGCGTTAATATCAAAGCCATTCTTCGGATTGGCTTTTTTTATGGGCGTTAATCAAACAAAGGATAAACAGTGGCAACATTATCAGGGCAAGGCGCATTAGTTGATGGTGTTGCAAGCAGAATAAGACAACATGCAAACGTAGGTGTATTGCTAGGTGGTGGCAGCTCTGTTGTATCTGTTGCAAGTAGCGCAACGGTTAGAACATCATCAGGCGCATTGGTTGGTGATGGCTCGATTGTTAGCGGTGATTCGCAATTAAACATCACACATACAACAAGTGGAGATTTAGAAGGGCAAGCATCTTTGGTTATTGGTGTTTCTGCTGCAAATGAAACGCCAGATGAACAATACCCACTAGCAGGGATAAAACAAGATAGACCGATTACATCATTACAACAATACCCTTTAGCTAATACTAAACAAACAAGACCTTTGGAGTAATTATGGCATTAATAGTAGAAGATGGAACAGGCAAGGTTGATGCAGAAAGCTACGCTAGCGTAACAGATGCCAATACTTACCATACTGCAAGGGGTAATGATACGTGGTCTACATTAAGCACAGCAGAAACAGAAGAGGCGTTAAGACGCGCAACTGACTACATACAAAGCACTTATGCTGGGATGTGGAATGGTTATCAAACATCTACAACGCAAGCGTTAGATTTTCCGCGTAAGTATATGGAAATGGATGACTATGCAACTATTGTTTACTTTTCTGAAAGTGAGATTCCAACAGCCGTTATAAATGCTTGCATAGAGCTTGCATTTAAAGCCGCTAGAGGCGAATTGACACCAGACTTAACGCAGAAGGTTAAGCGTGAAAAAGTTGATGTTTTAGAAGTTGAATATGCAGACAACGCTAGTCAATTACCACGTTATCCAATGATAGATAAAATATTATCAAGGTTCTTAAGGGCTGGCGCTAGTGGCACGTTTAGAAAGATTGTAAGAACATGAGTTTTGACTACTCTAAACCAGCAAGTACAGCGCTTTCATTGATAGCCAAGTTTGGTAGAACCATACAACATATATCCGTAGCAAATGGAATATACGACACTGCAACAGGTGGCGTGACAAACAGCGAAACCTCAACAGATTGCAAAGGTTGTGATTTCGATTACAAGGGCAATAAATATGATGGTGATCTGGTGCAGGTTGGTGATCGATATGCGCTAATTGATAGCACAATTACCAGCATGGATGTTGCAGACAAATTAATCATTGATGGTGTTACATGGTCAATCTTTAATGTTAGTAAGTTGGCCCCTGCTGGGGTTTTATTGCTTTGGAAAGTGCAGATAAGAAAGTAATGGCACTGAACGATAAATTCCGTGCTAGGTTTAAAAAGCGCATTGAAAAATCAAAAGATAAAACAGACCAGTTTGTGACTAAGTTGCTTTTAAAAATTGATTACAAGCTTGTCAGTATGTCTCCAGTCGATAAAGGGCGATTCAAGCAAAATTGGATGCCAGGTAATGGTTATATAAATACTGCTACAACGGAAGCGGTAAGCAGTGCCGCAATGGGCGCTTACGACAATAAAAACGAACTGATAATTAACGCTATTAAAATTACTGGGCAAGTAATTTACTTAACTAATTCACTACCTTATGCAAGACGGTTAGAAACTGGCTATTCACAAAAAGCACCTGCTGGCATGGTTGGCATAACATTAGCAAGCATAAACAGTGAAGCAAATAAAATAGGAGTGCAACTGCGTAACGTATGAGCCAATTATCAATAAAAAATGCGTTTGAAACTGCGATTGCAGCCATGACACCAACATTAGACACGGCTTATGCAAATGCAGATCATACGCCTGTCACTGGCACGCCTTTTCAGAAAGTGTTTTTCTTGCCAGCGACACCAGACAACACAGAACAGGGTGTGACAAACTACCGCGAGCAAGGACTTGTTCAGGTAGGCCTATGCTACCCCCTTAATGAAGGTGAGTTAAGCGCCCTAACACGCGCAGAGTTGCTTAAAACTACCTTTAAACGAGGTACAACACTCGTTAAAGATGGAATAACTATTAATGTAATAGACACGCCAACAATTATGGCTGGATTTAAGGATTCTGATCGGTGGGTAATACCAGTACGAATATTTTATCAAGCGTGTATTAGTTTATAAATTTTAATTAAGTATCGAGTTTTAAATAGCCGCCTTGTGCGGCTTTTTTCATTTAAGGAGTTAGATAATGGCATTAGCACAAGGACGCAACAAGGTATTAACCTTCAAACGACAAACAGCAAAAGGCACGATTGCAACAACTGGAACGGCGCAAAACTTACGCCGTAATACAGCAACATTTGAGTTGCAAAAAGAAACCTATAACACAGCAGATGAAATCACAACAACACAGCAAATGCTTAGTTCACGCCATGGCGTGCGCTTGGTTAATGGTTCATACAGTGGATTGCTATCGCCATTAACGCACACTGATATGTTGAGTGCTTTGTTACGCAAAGACTTTGCAACAGTTACGGCATTAGCAACCCTATCAATTACCGTGGCTGGTAGTGGGCCATACACCATTACACGCGCATCAGGATCGTTCTTAACAGGTGGTATTAAGATTGGCATGGTTGTTCGCTTAACAGCAGGTTCATTCTCAGCAGGTAACTTGAATAAGAACTTACTGGTAACAGGCGTGACAGCAACAGTATTAACGGTAGCTGTATTAAATGGTTCTACATTAACAGCAGAAGGCCCAATTTCATCCTCTACAGTCACGGTGACAGGTAAAGTGAGTTACGTTCCAGCATCAGGACATACTAACGTTTATTACACGGTTGAAGAGTGGTATGCAGACGTGCCACATTCAGAGCGTAATAAGGATGTAAAAGTAGGCTCAGCATCACTTTCATTGCCAGGTAGTGGTAACGCGACAATTGATATGTCTTTAATGGGTTTAGATCAAACGCGTGACACATCACAATACTTTGTAACACCCACAGCAGAAACGACATCAAACACGCTAGTTTCAGCATCAGGTGCGTTGTATGTTGACGGAGCAAGTGTTGCCACAGTAACCGATTTAAGTGTTGAAATAACAGGCAATCAGTCGGCAGCAGATGGCGTTGTTGGTACAAACTTACGCGCAGATATTTTTGACGGCAAGGTGATGGCTACAGGCTCATTCACTGCTTATTTTGATAGTACAGACACAGCAGATGCTTTTTTGAATGAAGAGGAAATTTCTATTCTTTCAGCTTTGACTGACGGTTCAGAGGCTGATGCAGAATTTCAGACTTACTATATGCCACGTATCAAAGTCAATTCAGACACTACTGATGACGGTGAGACTGGGCTTAAGCGTACGTATAACTTTGAAGCTTTATACAACAGTGCTGGCGGTACTGGCATTGCAACTGAGGCTACTACAATTCAAGTGCAAGATAGCTTGGCGTAACAGTTTAACTGGCGACTAGGTGCAAGCCGAAAACGTGTCGCCCTCACGCAAGTCGCTGGTTAATTCATGAGGGCATTTATAGAGGGCAGATATTATGACTAAAACAGTAAGTATTGATGATTTAGGTTTAAACGCGGTTGCAGATTCAGACACTCCACAACCAATGACGGTATTTCGTGCTGATGGACAATCAACAGTGTTAAAACTGCATGTATTAGGTAAGTTTGCAACGGCTGTAGAGAAGTCAAACGCTAAGTTTTACCAGAAGTTTCAAAAGCAAGCTGAGATGGAAAAGCGTAAGGGCAGCAAGGTTTCATCGTTGACTTATGAGGATGCTAAGCGCGAGGATTTAGAGGCAACAATGGCGCGAGTTGTTGGATGGGAAGGTGTATCACAAGAGTACACAGAGGATGGCTTAAGAAAGCTGCTGACTGACAACCCCCATATTAAAACGGACGTTGTTGACTTTTCGGATGAGCTAACAAATTTTACCAAAACTGCATAGAGGATTTAATTGGCTATGCAGACCATGAGTTTAATTTAAATGAAAAAGGCAAGGACGGCAAAACCTTACGCCAGACTTTAGAGGTTGTAAAGAGGCAGAAAGGGTTTGCCCCACCTGAATTAATCAACCCTTATGAAGTGCCACCATTTTTGATTTACTTGTGGCATGACTTTTTAGCCTTATCCAGTACAAGGCAGTCAGGCATGGGAATTAGTCCTATTAGTTACCAAGAGATTGAAGCATTTGCGAGATTAACAGACACCAAATATAGCAGGTTAGAGCTTTCAGTGATTAGAAAGTTAGACCAAACTTTACTAAGCAAGGATAAAGATGGACATTGACAGCATAGGCATAGGCGTTGAAACGCGCGAAGTCAAACAAGCATCAAAAGACCTTGATAAATTAGGGTTAAGCGCAGATAAAGCTAGTGGAAAAACCGACAGGTTCAGCAAGTCTACAAAAGACGTTGAATCAGCCGCATCGAAAGCGTCTAGGGTGATTGGAAAGCTTGCGGTTGCTTATGCTGCGCTTAGTTCATTACGTGCGTTAGGGGGTGTTATAGATAGCTACACGAAGCTTAATGCACAGTTAAAGATAGCATCAAGAAGCCAAGAAGATTTCGCTAGTTCAATGGATGACGTTAAGCGTATATCAGCATTGGCGCAAAGCTCGCTAGAAGGTACCGCAACACTTTACTCAAGGTTAGCTAATACGTTAAAAGACACTAATGTCACACAGCAACAATTTGCAAACATTACAGAATCAGTAGCGTTAGGGTTAAAGGTATCTGGTGCTAGTGCTGGCGAAGCGCAATCAGCCATGCTGCAATTGTCACAAGCATTTGCATCAGGCGTTTTAAGGGGTGAGGAATTTAATGCGGTTAGTGAAGCATCATTCCCACTAATGAAAGCGTTGGCAGATAGCATGGAAATCCCTATTGAACAATTACGCTCAATGGCAATGGAAGGACTTATCACTCGTGATGAACTAGTTAAAGCCTTTTCAGATGAAAAGCTAATTAATACATTTAGAGAGCAAGCTAAAGAAGTTAATACGATGGGGGGTGCTGTTCAGAATGCTAAAAATGAGTTCTTATTATTAGTAGGTGCTATGGCTAAAAAAACTGGTATTGTGGACATATTTACAGTTTCAATCAATGCGGGTTCGCAAGCACTACGCTCTTTTAACTCATTACTAACTACAGGTAAATTTAAATTAGATTCATTCTTGCCAGCGTATGATAAATATCGTCAAAAGATGGATGCAGAAGCTAAAAAATCAGGATTAACACCTAAGTTTGGATTTGCTGGGAAAATTGGTGATGCGATAACAGCAGATGAGGTTGCTGGCATACCTAGCTTTGGGGGGATATTAACGGCTTCTGATCCTAAAGAAAAAGCAGAAGAAATAATAAAAGCAAGCGGCAATGCTTCTAAAGCTATTTCTAATGATATAAAAAAGCTGGCGCAAGAACAGCAAGAAATTGAAGAAAACCGTTATCGAATTGAAGTTGAAATGGCTACAGATCAAAGAGAATGGGCTACAGAACAGCAAAAAGAGGCAGAGGAACGAGTAAAGAAAAACTTTGATATAGCGGAAAAACAATCAGATGAAAGAATAAATCTAGCTAATAGAGAAGCTAAAGAAATAGCAGACAAGTTTGAGCGTAGAGCCGATGACATTAATCGTTCATTGACAGATGCTTTAATGCGTGGTTTTGAAAGTGGCAAGTCAGTTGCTGAAAACTTTATCGACACATTAAAGAATATGTTTAAAACATTGGTGTTAGAGCCAATCGTTAATTTTTTAGTAGATAGCTCAGGCATCACAAAAGTATTAGGTGCTTTAGGCGGGACATTCGCATCAGGAAGTGCTAACGCTGCCGCTAGTGGCAGTGGCTCTATCATGAGTTCGCTTGGTGGCATTAAAGATGTAATAAGCTCATTAAACAGCTCATTAGATGGGGCAATTCAAAGCTTAGCTGGATTCCTATCAAATGGAAAAGGTGGTTTAGGTGATGCAATAGGTGGATTCTTATGGCACAACTCCAGCCAAATAGCAGATGTATTACCATACGCTGGTGCTGCTCTTGCATTAATTAGCGGAGATATTAAAGGCGCTGCATTTCAAGGTGCTGGTGTAGCGATAGGCTCGGCAATAGGTGGCCCGATAGGCGGCGCGATAGGCGGAGCTCTAGGGGGGGTGGTTGGTTCTTTGTTTGGCGGTAAAGGCTATGACAGGTTCGGCACAAGTGTAACTGGGAGAATTGACAACAATGGGTACCGCAAGACTGGACAAGGGGTAATATACGATAAAGACATTGGCGCAGGAAGTGCCTTAAATAACATTAATAGCCA